GTTAGTTGGAGCTTCAATCTCAGCGTTTGCCCTGGGTGACAGTAAAACGTTACTTAGAACTCTACTTAAGGAAGCTTGGCGAATAGCCGTACTTTCTATGGGTAGTGTTAAAAGTCTAACTTCGCGTGTGAAAATATTCAACAACTTTATGCAACAGGTGGATCGGGTTTTCCGACACCATGGAGCATCCTTTACCATAAAATGGTTAAAGGGGAACTCAATAGCTCTTCAACGGTATCTTGCTAAAACGCCGTACCACTCGTTAAGAGAAATCGAACCTGGTCTACCTCTTCCTCGATTATGTGGTGGTCTTCCTTCTGTTATTACAGTTGGAGACCGAAACTTAATCCGGAAAGGGCATACCGGAGTTATAAGATTTTGGTTATCATTGTTTAATGTATACCGAGTCTTAGACGCTCCATTAAATCCAAAGTTAAATACTATTACTGATCCTTGTAAGGCTCAGGAAAATATTCAATTAGAATTTAAGAAGTTCGTTGATCAAAACTTGTGGGGGATAATTCCAGGTCTAAAACCTAGTGATATCCGGACGTCGGCTAGTTACATACATAAAACTCAGTCCGCGGGACCAAATGTTCATAATGCACTATATGGTTATTTTACAGACCTTACATGGTGGGCTCAGTCAGAGACTGATTACCTTCTATTTAAGGAGTACTGTAAAGTTTCCAAGTCTAGTGTGTTATTTAACAAATTTGATTCCGGGATCACCCTTCTCTTTAATCTACTTGAGGCTGGTGCGCGACTCCCTGTTAAGGGTTCGTTCGCATACAGCTCCAATGTAGACGGAGAGGCAGCAATTAATAGTCTTCCATTGCAACCAGGTCAAGCGAAAGCAGGTAAGGTGGGTTATGTTAACCCAACTTCCTTGATAACGCATTTACGTGGTGGACAATTGGCTCTCAAAGTAGAAGCAGCAGGTAAAGTTCGAGTGTTCGCAATTGCGGACATCTGGACTCAATCTGTGTTAGCTCCTTTGCATGACTCTATCTTTAAATTGTTGAAGCGCTTACCTAATGATGGTACGTTTGATCAAGACAAATCGTTTATACGATGTCAAGAAAAAGCGACCACATTTGGTAGTGCCTTCTCAATAGATTTGAGTTCTGCAACTGACCGATTACCGATAACTATTCAGTCTTACGTCTTAGACGCATTGACGAAAGTTCCCGGTTTCGGTGAGGCTTGGAGACGTCTGTTAGTTGAACGTGAATACGTTCTCCCAACGACTTACCAAAAATCCGAGCAATTTAAAAACCTTAAATTACCGTGGGGTGAGGGTCTAAAGTATGCAACTGGTCAACCGATGGGAG